GTTGCCGGGCCGGTCGGAACCGTACGGGCTGCCCATCAGACGCTACTCAAAACTGCACCGGAGGAAGCTGTAATCTCGCCTGCCATCCCGGCAACATCGGAGGATTTTTCCCGGTCAAGCCGCGCGACCAATCACCGGTCACTTGGACCGGCGACTGCCACGGCTGCGCCGGCGGGCTCGCACTAACCCCGCTGTTGCGCGACAGCCGGATCAGCGCATCCCAATCGCCCGCCTGCAACGGCGCCGCGCCGGGAGCCGGCATCTGCAAATTCGCCGCCCCGGTCATGCCGGTGACGCCGGTCGGCTGCGTCGCCCCGGTCGGCAATGCCTGCTGCGGATTAAGCTGATTCTGGCCATAGCCCTGCGCCGGATACGCCGCCAGCAACCGCTGCAACTGCGACAGCGCATCCTCGGCCATCAGCGGGGCTTGCGCTCGCGCGGCGGCAGAAACGGCTCGTCGGTTATCTCGATGTGCTTGATCATGTCCTCCAGCCGCTCCCGCTTGAACGGATTAAACCGGCGCGGCCACCTCCCGGCATACGGGTTCACCGCCGGCTTTGCATACAAGCCGCCGGCGCTCGCCTTGCCGCCAGGTTTGGGCGTGACGATCGGCATCAGCCGCCCTTCGGCTCGCGCGCCGCCACTTCCTTCGGCTCGCTCGCCTCGTTCTCCCGCGGGTTGCCCTCCTTCGGCCACGGCGGGCGTACGTGATTAACCGCCGGCTTGCCCTTCACCGGCGAAAACATGTCCATCACTGCCATCTCATTTCCCCTTCGCCCGCGCCGGCAATTTGCGCTTGCCCGCAGCCTGGTCGGCCGCCACGAAATCACGCGCTACCGATTGCGGTATGCCGCGCTTCTTCGCGTAAGCCTTATCGTGCGCCGCCGCCTGCATCAGCCGCTGCTGCGCCTTCGACACGCTCGGCATCGGTCCTCCTGCATATAAGCCATGGCCATGCCGGCAACGGCTGCGCCGAGCCCGCCGCGTCGCAGCACGACGCCACCCCGCAGCCGTTGCATTCGGGACACGGCAGTTGCAGCCGCCAGCCACTGCCCCGGCAAACCTCGCACCTCATGACCCCGGCGGCGGATACGCGCCGCGCAAACTCCGCACAAACGCTTGCGGATTGCGCGCTATGCCGGCCCACTCCGACGACAATGCCCGAGCGACGTCGTCGTGCCGGCCCGCCTGCAGATCCGCCAGCAAATCGCGGCCCTTGGTCAGATTGCCGTAACTGTTGTTGGCTAATTGCCACGCCGCCAGATCCTGATTCTCCGGGCTGAAATCCGACAACCCGAGCGACTTCGCCACCTTGTCCCACGTCGTGCTGATCATCTGATAGCGACCGGCCGCATCCGATCGCTGGCCCCGATACGGACCCGTCGTGATCCGCTCCAACTGCCGCGGGTGATCATCGAAACTGTCGAACGGCGTCCCTTTGCCGCCGTCGTAGCGGATGTTGTAAGCCGGGCTCTCGCCGCTCGCCACCGCATCCAGAAACGGCCGCGCCTCGGGCGGGAGCGACGGCGGCTGCGCCTCGGCAGCCGGCGCTGCAGCCAATAACCCCATCGGCGCCTGCGGCTGCCCGCCCAGCCCCGGCACGCCGCCGCCGGCCTGCGCCAATTGCGGGTACGCCGTCAGCAAATTCTGCAATTGCTCCAGTACGTCAGGCACGGCCCAGCCACCGCATCAGTACAATCCCGCCCCCGGCATAAACTGGTTGAGCGGCGACCGCGCCGGCTGCATCCCCCACCCGGCCCAGCCCCTGCCCTCGTTGATCACGCCGCCCTGCGGGCCAAATTGCCGGCCGGCAAAAAGCTGGTTCATCAGCGCCTGGTCCCGCTGCGGAGCCTGCGTCAGCGGCATTTCCCCGCCATAACCCTGTCCGCCGCGAAGGGGCGTCATCTCGCCCTCGCCGTAACTCGGCCCGCCAAGGATACTCCGCACCACCGCATCGGGCAGACCAGGCGGCAAGGCCGGCGCCGCCTCCGGATCGCGCCCCATCTCCTGCTGCAATTGCCGCAGCGCCTCGGGGTTCTGTAACGCCGCCTGCAGCAGATCCAGCACGCCAGCCATCAGCGGTCGCGCCGCTTCGCCAGCAACGCCGCCCGCGCCTCACGGTCGGCCGCGTGATCGGGCTCCGACCCGTACAATTCGGGCGACACGTCGCGCGGCAGCAACGCCGTGACCCGCGCCGCCAGCTCGTCCAGCCGCCGCTCGATCTCCGCCTGCCCAGCCTCCAGCGCCGCCACCTGCGCCGCCAACGCATCAAACATCCGCGCGTCGCTGCTGCTCATGATCTCGCGCCGTCCTCACCCTGCAGCGCAGGCGCGCACGCACGCAATTCCTCGGCAACCGTCCGCGCCACCAACCGCGCATCCGCCAGATACAGCAAATTCGGATGATCCCGGTGCATCGCCTCGGCAAGCCGCTCGATCATTTGCTCGGAAATGTCCAAATTGATACACTCCACCAATGGAAAATCCCCCGAAATTCATCGAATTTGAAGGCCGCAAGTACTGCCTGTCTTTGGGAGGCAAGTACTATGCCCGCTATCCTTGGGCCGGGCCTGGGCCAACCTCCCTACATCGCGCAATCTGGGAACACCATTTCGGCCCGATCCCGGATTACCACGACATCCATCACAAGGACGGAGATCGCTTCAACAACGACATCGGCAACCTTGAATGCGTCCACCGCGGGAAACACCACAGCGACCACATCAAACACCGCATCGCAACCGGCAATCCGCCGGTGCTGTCAGCAGCGGCCCGGGCGGCAAACCACGCCTATTGGCAAGAACACCGGACAGCCAGCATTGCGGCGCTGCCTCGCCACCAAGCCATTTGCGTCGAATGCGGCCGGACCTTCCTCACGCTCCAGCCGAAGCGAGCAAAATTCTGCCATCCAAACTGCCAACAAACGGACCTGCGCCGCCGTCGCGGAATGACCGTGGGGACTCGCCCTCACCTCAAAAAACTGCGCCCAGCACGGGGAACAACGACAGCAGCACCCCAACTATACCTAACGCCGGATACTTGAGTTGTTTAGGTCTTCCTCTCGGCGTTTCATACGCTACACACATTAGACCAAATGCATCGCTTCCATGACTTGACCAATCATGGTCCGGCCCAAGACCAACGTCCCTAACATCTTCACTTTTTCTTTCGTGATACCAAGCCAAAGCCTCCCGGCCCGCCGCCGTTGTGTCCTCGTTGAACCAAATGCTGGGGAAAAGCCTTCTGGCCGCCTCTATCCGCGCCCGCGCCGCACCCCGCCCCTGGTTGGGAATCACTTCGACGCTGAACCCGGCCGAGCGAAAGGCGCTCTCGAAGCTGACCTCGTACACCCGGTCGTGCGTCGCGCCGTCGTGCGGCAAATACACATTCGCCTTGCCCCAGCCCTTCTCCCGCAGCCAGCCAACGTGCACCGCCAACGGCTCGCCAACCGACTCGTAATAATCCAGGACGCGCACCTCCCCGCGGCCGACAAACTGCACCACCCACTGCGCATACGCATCACTCCGCGCCCCCGTGCCGCCAATGTCGACATACACGCGGACAGGAAGAAGCGGGTCCTTCGATACGTGCCCGATGCGGCCCTCCTCCTTCGCCTCGTTCAGCAGCCGCGCGTAATACGCACCGACATGGCCCGTCGCAAACTCGCCCAGCCACACATGCCCGTACTGATCCGGGCGCCGGATTTCGTCCTCCCGCCGGATCTGCTCCAATGTCGCCGGAAACCACGGATTGTCCCGGTACGTCAGCCCGATGATCCTGCTGTTGTCGGGTGGGTTTTCCCGAAAACGCTGGTTGGTCGCGCTGGCCCGGCGCTCCGGATTCCACGTCACCCAAATCTCCGATCCGGTCTCACGCACCGTCGGGATCGTCTTCTGCCAGGCTATCTCCGATACCTGCTCCGCCTCGTCCACCCAGAGGAGCCGGATGCGGGCCGTCGATTTGACGCTCTCAATGTTGCGGCGCAGCCCGACAAAGCTGAAATCGATCCGGCCATCACGGGTCCGGATGTACTTCTCGCCAACCTCGTAGTGGCCCGCCAGCCAGGGTTCCGACTCGATCGCCAGCTTGATCTCCGCCATCGATGACTCGTCGAGGCTGTTCTGAAACTCCCGGCCGCACACAATCACCCCCGATTGGTTGGCCATCGCGCATCTGAGACCATACACCGCCGCCATCTTCGCAAAGCTGCGGCTCTTGGCGCTGCCGCGGCCGCCCCACGCGCCGCGGTAGAGCGCCTCGCCGCTGAACACCGGAATCAGCTTCTCCGGAAGCTCGATCGACTGCGCGCTCACCCCGCAGATACCCTCACACTAGACGCGGCCTCGGTCATGCCCGGCCGTTCAAGGATCACCAATTTGTTCCACTTCGTCACGCCGCACCGCATCCATCCAGCCGCCAGAAAGCAGAAGCCTGGGTTGGAACTGCGCACCCGGCGTGGATTGACGTAGGTGTAGTGCCGCTCTCCAGGCCAGCGCAGATCGGCGATGGCGTCGGCTGCCGAGATCAACTCGCTCGACAGCCCCGCACCCTCGTTACGGAACACAGCGCAGTTGACGCCATCCTGATCGTCGCCCGAGATGAACTTCCGCCAGACAAACAGAGCGCGGGCGCACGGGGTCTGCAAAACGAGTTTCTCGCCAGGGCCAACAAACAACGCCGGATCGCGGCCATCGACGTAGGCTTTATAGGAATAGTGGCGGCGAAACAGATTGCGGCAAGTCATGTCGCCGTCGCGGGTGACGAGCCACCGCTCGGCGAACATCGGCAGAAACGGTTCAGCTTCGCCCATCGGCCAATTCTCGCCAACCGAACTTGCGATAGAGAAGGCGGAGCAACGTCCTCTCAACCTCTTTACCGACGATACTCGCCGCGAGCGCCGCCTTGCTCGCTTCAGGTGTTATCGCGTCGTCGATGGAAAATACGCCGACCTGCGGCTCATCGTCATCGAGTGTGACACTCCATTCGATTTTCACCGCACCGGCACCCGGCTGGTGTCAACGCAGAAGGCCGCCGTCACCGACGCCTGCTTCAGCACGTACGGTAGCGCCGTGGTGCAGTTGCTCATCGAGGTGAAGGGTATCACCACCGCGCCGCCTGCCGTCACCGTCACCACCATCACCGATATGCTGACAACAAGGGCAACCAGTGACACATCGGGGGCTCCGGTGGTGAAAGTGACGGTGTTAGTGACGGAAACTTGTGCGGGGTTTCAGAAAAAAAATATTCGGGGGTGGTGGCGGAAGCGGAGATGCGGACCGGGGCCGTCAGCCGCCGACATGGAACCAATCCTGCCAGGGGGTGGGCCCGGCCCCGTCACCTGCCCCGCGGGTTGCTGCGGGGCCGGGCCGCCTTCACCGAGGGGGAGCGGTGGACGGGCGGCTTGCTGGGCTGCGGCGCCTTGGTGGTGGTGGGTTTCTTGGGGGCTTCGACGATCGGGTTGGCTGCCATCGGGTTTGCCTTTTAGTTACGCGCGCGAGGGAGCAGGGGAATCCCTATCCGCTATTCGTAGCATAACCTATTGATAATGCTGTGCGTATTTTTCCGTGTTGCAAGCGTGTTGCGGACAGCTACTCGTCGTCATCCGGCTTAGGCAGCCGCTTCGGCGCCACCGGGACCAGCTGGATCATCGTGACCAGCGGCCGATCCGGGTCGCCGGTCAGCTCCTGGGTGACTTTGTCACCGAACTGGCGCGGCAGAAGCTTGGATAAGTACCACTTGCGTGTGTCGATCTGCAGCCGCGCCTGCTGCACAAGCGCGTTGTCTGGTATCCCATTGAAAAGACACGGTTTATCAGCGATGACCAAAGCTTCATCAGCTAATCGGCGCAGGCACCGTTCCCGCGCTCGCGCGTACCTCCCTGTGAAGCCAGGGCGCTCTTCACTGTCTATTTCCCCCCATCGTTCGATGGTGGTGTCGGAAGGCATGCGAGGATCGGCGCCGATAGAGACGAGGCTTTCGCCTGCGGCGATACGCTGGCAGATTTCTTCGGCGATCTCTTCGGAATATAGGGTTTGGCCGCCGCGCTTACGGGCAGGAGTCACAGCCTGCTTCCATTGCGGAGAGTTTGTGGCGTAAGTCAAGGCTTTTCTACATTCGGAAGTGGTGTTGAAGAGTGCCCAGCGTTGACAGCAGCACGCCTTTGGCGACGTGGTCCTGCACTGGGGTGCCGCACCACGATCGGCGCAGTGCGAAGTCGCGCATGGAGCAGTCGTTACCGAGCACGTGCCAGGCGCAGGAGCCTGCGGGTGACGCTAGGCCGCCGAGGGCGTCGATGGCGCGGTCGAGGCTGGTCTTGGCCCAGAGGCTGCCGAGCTGCTGTGCCAATCCGCGGGCGCCGCTGACGTGGGTGCGGGACGGATCGGTTGCGTGGAGCGGGTCGCTGGCGGCTGATCGAAACAGCGCGTGGAATTGCTCGCCGGCGGCGCGTTGGGCGGCGGTGATGGAGCCGTTGCGCTCGAGCTTGGCGAGCAGTCCTTCGGCTCGCCAGGGCACGCCGATGCGTCCGGCGGCGTCGGCGATCTGCATACGATCCCGCACCACCCGATTGTGCTGGCGGCGCTCTGCGGTGGGGTCAAGCTGCGGCATAATTTTCCCCGATGGCACGTAGTCTGGCTTCGGTATCGGCGCGTTTCCGGCGGTCGGCGTCAATTGCGAGCATGCGCTCGGCATTATTGCTCCATCCGAGGCTGCGGGCATAGGCATCCATGTTGGTTGGTGCGGGCCTTGGCTGCTGGTGTTCTTCGCGGCAGAGGTTACGGATTTCGGCGATGGTGGGGCGTTTGGTGTGGGCTCGGCGCCATTCGCGGCAGGCG